CTTTTTCTATGAGGGTTAAATTATCTCTTAAATATGGTTTGATTGATATGTATGTTTTACCATATTCAGGTGTGGGTAAATTCTCCCCACCATATACAGTAATTGTTTCAATGTCATCGAATTGGTTGGATATAATTGCAAGATAATCTGTTTCAGTAACACATCTATCTTGAGCAGTAAATAATCTTTTACTATTAAAGCGGATTGTTTCAATATCTTCTCTATCTAAACCACTTGCGGATATTGCCACCACAGATAGGGTAATGTCATTATTACCCCCAATCGCATCAGATATGGAGAATGTCTTTGCACCATTCACTTCCAATCCCTTAGTTGAAATATATTGTGCATGAATGACGTTATTATTTTCTAATTTCTTTCCCATAACATCATCACCAAATGATATTTGGAATAGTCCGTCATAATTTTCATCAATAAAATAAATTTGCGAATCAATATTAATTTCCCGTAAACTTGTGTATCTTGTATAAACAACTGAATTTAACGCTGAATCATGCTCCTTTACTGTTATCAATAATGTGTTGGTGTCTATATTATAATCAGGAATAACAAATACAGGATAAGTATCTCTATCATCATATACAAAATATGTATCCTTTAAAACGCCCTGTACAATTTCAATATTAGTAAAGCGGAATTTTCCGTCCAATGATTTACTTGATGAATAACTTTGATTTGTTACAAATGGATATTCCGTATTGTTTATTGTTGTTGTAAAGCGTGTACCTTTTGGTAGAATTAATGTATTTGAAACGCCTATTGGATTATTAACGGTTATATTTACTACAGCTTTTGACGCTATTTTTGAACGAGGTTTATACCCTAGAGCAGATGCACGAGTAACAACATTCCCCCTAAGTTGTGCTGATTCTATATTTGTTTCGTTAAAGTTAATATAAGCATTAAGAGCCATAATATGTGTGGAATAACTAAGCGTATCAAGTAAAATGTTGAGGTTTGACCCTTCAAAATTAAAATCTTGATAAGTGCTTTTACTGGAGAGATATTGTTTGAAAGATTCCTTTATCTCAGAAAAGTCAAGTTTTTTAGGGTCAATTCTTGTTTTAGCCATATATTATAATCTTTATGATAATTAGCAATTATTTTTACCTTTACAAACATTAGTTTTTATGTTATTTTATAAAAAATTAAACAATTATAGGAACATATTATGAAAAACGGTATTTTTATTGGTCGGTTCTCCCCCCTCCACGAAGGTCATTATAGTTTGATAACAAGGGCTATTGAAAAATACAGTATTGATAAACTATATATTGGTATTGGTAGTGCAAACATTTCTGGAACTATTAAGAATCCCATGACTGTTTTTGAAAGAGAAAGCTATATTAAACAATTTTTTATTCATAAGGGGGATATTTTTAACCTAGAAAAATTGTCATTTGAGTATATAGATGATTCTTATAATGAAGAACGTTGGCTATATTACATTGATAAAAAAATAAAAGATTATAAAATTGATTATTTATTTTATCATGCAAAAAAAGATGGCTCAAGTTCATGGGTGGAAAATGTTTATTGTAAAAATGTTATTGATATTGAACCAATTACAGATATATCAGCAACACAAATTAGACAATCTATCATTGACAATCCTCTCGTGGAAAACTATTTTTACGACTTCAATCCATATAGGGAGTATGTAAAATTTATAAATGATTATAATTCTAAATTTACCCATCCATACTGCAACAAAACAACTCATGTAACTGTTGATTTACTAATAAGAACAATAGATAATAACCATAATAATGCTATTGTATTAATTAAACGAAATAAAGGCTTGGGTAGCGGTAAATATGCTTTAATTGGGGGGTTTGTTGAACCACATGAAACTTGTCTTGATGCAGTGATTAGAGAGTGTTACGAGGAAACAGGAATTATTATCCCTAAACAATTAATAGATGATGAATCAAAAGTATTTGATGCTCCAAATAGAAGTGATAGAGGACGTATCATCACCCATGTTTATCAATGTTATTTGGAGTATTATAAATTGTTGGACATTATAAATAATTTTAAACCTAACGATGAAGTATCTGAAATAAAAATTGTATCTGAAGGAGAATTTAATTCAAATATTAAATATAACTCGTTTGAAGACCATTCTCTATTAGTCGATTATTGTATGAATTGGTAAAATTATGAGTTATTGGTCTCAAATATCAGGATTAATTGTCGTCAGTGGATTTTTTGACATCAAAATCATTAATAAAAACTCTCCTTTTGGTAGCGAGGGTGGGTTGGATTTTACTATAAACAGCTCCATAACAAACGATTATGGCACAAGTTATAGCAATAAACACCCTCAAGGAAAATCATATTTAAAATCAGAAATGTTCACCAATATATCATTTTCTGGAAATTTGAGAGATTTTGAATCTGATAAAATCGTAAGAGTTGAAAAATGGTTAAATGGAATAGCACAATATTTTACTAAATTAAGTGATACTAATAAATATAAATATTTTAATGATGGTAAGGATTATCATCCTGAAAAACTAATGCCAATATTGTGTGATGTGAATATAAGAGTTTATAATCGAGATTTATTAGTACATTTCTATCTTGATGAATCCTTTAAAGACAACACCACCATATACGAAATCTATAAAAGAGAAATCATAGAAAAGGAAATTATATGAAACACAACCTATTATTAAACAGTGATGCTTACAAACATTCGCACAAAGATATGCTAGATAATGACATAGCATATATGAATAGTTATCTTGAATCTAGGGGAGGAACATTTAATAAAGTTTATTTCTTTGGGTTACAATATATCTTAAAAGAATATTTAACTACACCAATAACCCAAGCAGACCTTGATTATGCTTTTCCTATCCTCGATACAATAGGAACTGGATAGTTACAAATTTCTATGAAAAATCAAGAAACTTGTTTTAGATGTAAACATCTTGGGTGAACTACAACACCCTCTATTTCATTCTTATTTTGGAATAATCCTGAAATTGCCTTTCTCATAATATTAAACGCACCGTTTAAATCAGAGTTTATTAATCTTCCATCCGAAGCACGAAACATTCCACGTTTAATTCTTTTACCTTTATATGTTTCATGTTTCTTGACATCTTCTAAGTCAAGAAAACTACACTTACTTGTATAAGATTCTTCGTGCTTGTTTACTACTATCCCAACTAATTCACATTTATAAGTTATCATTTTAACAAATGTATCATGGGGTATGTTTACAAAATTTTGATTATTCTTACTACCAATATTGATTTCTTGTTTTTGGTTAATGTTTTTCCCAATAATTAAATTAGTAACATCATTGGAAACTAAATGATTAACCAATAATCGACTTGCTTTATGCAAATAATCGTTTATTTTATTGTTACGCTTAAATGTAAGCTTTTCTATGGATAATGAACTTTTCTTCCCTCCCTTTAATTTAATTTGAAGTTTTGCTTTCTTTTTATTATAGAACTGGTTCATTGATTTTAATGGATTGCCGTTAATAATAAATGGATTTTTCAAATCTGAGAAAGCAACAGTTGCTAAGTTTTTTAAACCTAAGTCAATAGAAGCTATATTTCCAACATCCTCTTTAAATGGGGTAATTTCTTTATTATACACAACCTCCACAACATAATGTGATTTCCTAGGTACTACCCTGACTTGAGCTATATCGTTAAAATTTTCTATTTTACTTTTAATTCTAACATCACATCCTGAGAGTTTAATATATCCTTTTTTAAACTCTGTTTTTGAAATCGCTTGATTAGTAAATATTGTTACAAATCTTCCATCTGTTTTATCTAGGTAGCCAGGTATTTTCGGTTTACCTAAATATTTCTTTGGATTTTTCTTATAATCATTATTTGCTTTAAAAAAACTTACAAAATTTTTATCAAGAACTTTTAATGTTTGTTGTACAACTTTAGCAGGTAATAATGAATAGCATTCCTTATATTTAGTTTTTAATTTCTTTTCAACTGAATAATAATTTAAATATTTTTCATTTTTTATAAATTCCTGTCTTATTAAGAAAAGTCCCATATTATAAATATTCTTAGATTGAAAACATAATTCATCTAAAGACTTAAATGTCTTATTTGATTTCTTTATAATATGTTTCTCTACTAATTGCATGATAATTCTTGTATAAGTTTTTCAGTTTTACGTTTGGTTCGTCTTAGTCCGTATAATCGTGCAGTGAATGAAGTTATGATAGAAACAAAATCTTCCATTAAATCTTCTTTAATATTTTCTGGTGGGTTAATTATCTCAATACGCCTATTATCATTTGCCATAAGTTTCTCAATATAATTTAAACCAAATCTACAGAATCTATCTGAATGTTCAACAACTATAACATTTATATTTCTATTAGTCAATAACTTTTCTAGTTTAGGTCTTTTATCATTTAACCCAGAACCAATTTCACAGACAGCCTGCTCAACAATATATCCTTTAGCACTACAATAATCTAAAAGTCTATTCTTTTGTTTTTCTAAATTATCTTTGTTTTCAGATGATGACACTCTTGCATATATAGCAACTTTATTTATCGTATCATTATCTTCTTCCACAACAAAGTTCAAACCTGTTGTTAATTTTTCAATTTTGATAAGACCTTTATAAAACCAGTTCCAAACAGTCCTCACAGTAACACCATGCTTTTTAGCATAGTCAGATAACTTTAATATTTTTCTTGACATTTACTTCCTTTCTTTATATAATTAGCTAATGTTGTTTTATGAAAAATTACATTATTTTTTCATAATATTTCATAAGAAAATAAGAAGTTATTTAATACCTGCCCTACAATTATTGATTGATTATTATAATTACCTACCCACTAATCCTATTAGCGTAAGAGCGTCTGAGCATAGCATCATGTGTCAACGAGGACGTTTAGGTGAACATGATATTGCTAGAAATATTGTATTATCACACCCCGATAAAATCACATCTATTGTAATTGATGCGTACAACGATGAAAAATTCTTGGATTTTATTGGCACTGAATTAAAAGAAGATATTAAGAAAAGAACAGCACCCCTGATTATAAGACCTGATAGTAAGACACCGATCGAAGCAATTATGATGTGCTTTAATAAATTGGAATATTATTTTGGTTCAACATTTAACTCTAAAGGGTATAAAGTTCTACCACCATATATCCGTATTATTCAAGGAGATGGTATCAATATTGATTCTATTGATGAAATATTAATACAGTTAGTCGATAATAAAATATCCATTGATAATGTTATTTTCGGTATGGGAGGTGCGTTGTTGCAAAAAATTGATAGAGATACCCAAAAATTTGCAATCAAATGTAGTCAAGTAACATTAAAAGATGGTACTACAAGAAATGTTTTCAAAGACCCTATTGGTGATAAGGGTAAGAAGTCTAAATCAGGTAAACTGGCATTAATTTATGATGATGGTTATCACACAATGAGAATACAAGAAATTCGAGGAAAAGAAAATTTATTGAAATTAGTTTATAAAAACGGTAAACTAATGAACGAACAATCATTTCCATTCAAGGTAACGTCAAACTAAAAAAACTTGACAAACGTCATATTATATATTATAATAAATCTGTAGAAGCTAAAATTTCTACATTTTTATGAAGATTATTTTATGCCATATATAAAACCAACAGACCGACCAAACCTTGACGATATTATATCTACTTTAGATATATTTGAACTTGATGTGGGGGATATTAATTATCTGGTAACAAAGTTACTGAAGGAATATATAAGTATTCATGGGGAAAATTATGAAAATTATAATTCTCTTGTGGGTGTACTTGAATGTATTAAGCAGGAGTTTTATCGGAGGCAGATCGCACCGTATGAAGATATAAAAATTCGGCAGAACGGTGATGTCTGAAAATTTAAAATGGTATCGTTATGATATGGATAACTATCAGAACTTCTTCCGAACGAATCTTCCAATAAAAGATAAACCTTTAACTATTTACCACATAGAGAAACATGATAAATTTACTTACCTTGACAACATATATTCTTTTGTATTATGTTTGGATGACACCGATAATTTCTTTAAAGAAAATTCAGATTACCATTTAAGAAATCCCAAATACCCATCAAGAACAGTAGATTTTCTTGGTAATGACGGATTGGTGGAATCTTATTTTTTAAGAGATGATAAAATAGATTGTTTAATATGCGAAATTGTTAAAAATAGAAAGGAAAGAGTTTAATGGAAGAAAAATTTGTCATAACAAAAGAACAACTTTTGGACTTTATTGAGGCTTCAATTAAAGTGAGAGCTTACGAGAGAATGCCAAGCTATAATAGGGTTTTACTTGATTATCTTCTCGATGAATGGATAAATAGTTTTAGAGATGAAGCGTTAAATCGACTTGGAAATTACGAACAATTACCACAAAGTTAAAATAATTAAATTGATGGTAACGGTTTACTTATGATCGTACCGCTTGGATTACCCTGTGCTTTAAAAAAATCAGGTAGGGGGGTTGAAGTTATATTATCGGATACGTTAAGATTTTCTAAAAAACCCCCAACACTTTTTAATGTACTAGAAACAGCGTCAGTTAAGTCCCCAAACATTTCACTGATACTATATTCCTCAAAATCATCATAAGCAAAAGTAACGTTATATGTTACATAAGCGTTCATTTCACTTTCATTAAATACCATTTCAGATTGTGTTATGGGAAAAGCCCCTTTTATTTTTACGACATAATTGGGAATATTATTATCATCACAACATACGATAAAAGCATCTCTTGCATATTGGTTTTTGTATTTCACCCTATTTGTTTTACGATCAACGATAGATTTTTCCCACGTCTTAAACATTCTTGGAATAAAATAATCATTCGTAACGATAAAACTTATACTAAATTCCGTATTATTAAAACCATTTACCATAGTTTGATTATGTTTTTCAAGAGAATAATTAAACGTGTTTAAATTGCTTGATGGTATTGATACGGATTCACAAAAAATACCAATATCCCTTGGATCATCTAAAAAACTTTGAACATACCCATTACTTAAACCGTATGCAATAGACATAGCATTTTGATTAAATAAATTATAATCGGGGGTTTTCATTATAACAGAAAATCTATTAGTACGAGCAATAGATCCGTGACGATTAATACCTGCTTTTAAATCTTCAGCAGTGTTTCCAAGGATTGTTGCTGTAACTTTTCCCGCAGCTTTTGTTAGATTCCTTAATCCTGAATCTGTAAAATCAGTCAGTCTGTTAAGCCCAACGGAATTTGCTAGACCTCCAAGGCGGGGGATACTCATAATTTGTTATCTTTTATGATAATTAGGTTAATGATTTTCTAATATAATCATTCCACACAGAACTATCACTAGCACCTTTTTGCCATTGTGCGGTTGGCGTTGTTAATGCTATATCCATATATTTTAAAGGGATACAATAAAAATTGGTCTGCACCTGCGATAAAAGATATTTTTTGTAGGAAAAACCAAATCCATTATTTTCAAGCAATCCTTTCAAAGCGTAATAATCACCAACCCCAGTAAATTTATTAACATTATTATCCATATTCCAATAATTGTATTTTTCTATTAATTTTTGCATTATACGAAATCTAACAGTTAAAGGTAGATAATGGAAATTTATTCCATCCATGTAGATTCGACCATTTTCCGTCCATTTGTTTATAATTAATGTCATAGGATAAGCATCAAAATATTTTAAACTCTCCGTTATTGCTTCATATTGAAAATAAACTAACATACCACTTTGAACTTGAGAAATATCTAATAATTCACTATCCTTAGCGAAACCTGGTGATTTTCTCAGACTAGACCGTAAAAGCTTTATTCTCTTAATAAAAAAATTGAAACTATCAATGGTTCTAGGGCGTAGCCCTGCATTTGATGCTTGTTGACGGAGCTTGTATAAAATCGAGGTCTTTTCACTTATATCTACCATACCTTAATTAGAGTATAAATGTCCACTGATACCCTTTATGTGATTTACTTTTACCGATACAACATTTTGAAACAGTGCTAAAATCGAACCCGTCTAATTTTGTTGCATTAACTGATGGGTATTCCTTTATAAGGACATCATCTTTATATTGACCAACTCTTTTCTTTGGTTTTGCATCACTCATTTTCTTTCTTGTTTCATCTGTATGTTTATATCCTAAACTATTTGTATTACCTTTATATGCGTCACTTATTTTCTTTCTTGTTTCATCCGTCCTTTTTTTACCCCTATTACCATCACTCATTTTCTTTCTTGCTTCTTCAGTATGTTTATAACCAACAGAACCCTCTCCTCCTGCTGTCATATTCACTAAAGTACCAGTTCCTAAATCTCTTCTCCCATAAAGTAGAATAAACTCAACTTCTTTTCTATTTGCTTCCTCTTCTGATAAGCCCTCTATCATTATTTCTATTCTATATTCAGTTTTATTAATCACATTATGCCAATGTGGATTACTACGGTGTGTATTTTTACTTCTTTCATATTTTCCATCAATATTAGTTCCTTTACCTATATAAAATACTTCATTTTTATCTAAACGAATATGTCTGTATATGTAACAGAGTTTTTGTTCTTGATTATTTTTATTATTTATGGTACTATGACCATGTGGATTATTATCCATGCTGATGTCCTCTCTGACGTTAGAACCCACAGATGTTTCAGCATCGTGGTGGGTATAATTTAATTAGCCTTTATTATAACATTATAGGTTTTACAATGTCAAATTTATTTACCACTTACAAAGCAATGACTTACATAATAATTATCTAAAATAAATTGTTTCCCTAATTACTTTAAAATATTAAGGAATACAATATGCCAGCTAAAGCAATGCACTCGAGCAGGATTAACAATGCACAAAACTTCATTGATGATGTTGCTGAAAGTGGTAACTCATTTTTTGTGGGAATCGGAAAATCCGACAGTTGGTCTGACACATTTGATGATTTTACGGATGATAATCTTTACCCCGAATTAGTTAATGGTGCAACCCGTACATTGACATACGAAGCACAAGTAAGACAAAATATACTAGCAATGAAAAAACTATCTGTGCCATTTGTATCACATGGGATAAGAAGATATAATTGGATAAGTGGACAGACTTATGTTGCATGGGATTCGACTGATCCAGATATATTTACGAAAAGATTTTATGTAGTTACGGATGATTTAAATGTTTATAAATGTATTCGGAGAGGAGCTGGTGCATCATCTGTTCGTCCATCCCACACAAATGCAACACCAACGACTGAGGCTGATGGGTATATGTGGCGTTTTATGTATTACCTTTCTGCTGTTAATACGCAAAGATTTTTAACGGATGTATATATACCTGTTAAGACTGTTTTGGGTGTTGGTGCTATTGACGCTGATAATGACCAATATGCAAATCAATTAGAATCCTTAAATATCAAAGGGGACATTTACACCATTAAAGTTGTTAATGGGGGCAGTGGCTATACATCTGCAACTGTTGTTATTGATGGGAATGGTACTGGTGCTACTGCAACAGCTACTTTATCGGGGGGTGTTGTTACAGGAATTACAGTAACGAATGTTGGAAGTAACTATAACGTAGCCAAAGTAACAATTACAGGTAATGGTACGGGTGCTACTGCTGTTGCTGTTTTATCACCACCAAACGGACATGGCTATGATCCTGTGGCTGAACTTGGGGGAGAATTTGTACTTGTTAGCTTTACATTGGTTGGGGATGAAGAAAATACATTTATTGTGGATGATGATTTCCGTCAAATTTCCCTTATTAAAAATCCTTTAAATTTTGGTACGTCTGTTATAGCAACTGCTGATAGGTTAGAAGCTGTTAAAACTATGCGATTAAGTTCAGTAACAAATGGTACATCTTTTACACAAAGTAACGTGGGTTCTGTTATAAGAAGTCAATCGGACGAATCGATCAAGGCTTTTGTTGTTAGTTATGATACAGCTTCTGGTGATTTAAAATATACACAAAATGATAAGACTGGATATAAGCCTTTTGTGCAAGGCAGTACGATTTTATCGAATACCGGTGCGACAGGAACAATATCAGTTTTAGCACAAGCAACGCCTGATGTAAATATTCATAGCGGACAATTACTTATTGTGGATAATATCCAAGCTGTGAATAGAACTATTACTGGACAAGAATCTTTAACATTTATTATTCAACATTAAAATATGGATTGACATAATTTATTTCTCGTGTTATTATTATTTTAAAATTAACATGGAGAATTTAAATGTCTGAAAAAAATTACACATTACTAACTTGGGCTTACAATGATAGTGGTGTTTGTATTGGCGATGTAGAACTTGCCAAAGAATTATTCCAATTAGGGATTGATCCACAACCAGCAAAACCTAGAAATCAAGTATGTAGTATTGGTTGGTGTGAACATGAACAAAAATGGTACGGTTGGTCACATCGTGCGAGATGGGGCTTTGGTATTGGTTCTGGGGTTAAAAAAGGCGACATAGCATATAATCCTGCTAACCTAGATGATTGGATAGAGAATAAAGTAGCGTTTGAGGTTGATGAGTATCAAACACTTATAAGAACTGAAATAAAACCCAATCAAAAAGTCGATCTTGATGATAGTGGGGATAGAACGGTTCTTACTATTACTACACGTTACAATAATGAAGTACCGATCGAAAGTCGCAGAAATACTATTAATCATGATCATTTTGTAGTTCCTGAAACATTTGGACGTGGGGAGTGGACAGCACAAACTCTTGAAGATGCAAAACAGATGGCTATAGACTTCGCAGATAACACAGGATAAATAATGGACAAAGACAAACTTTTAGAACAAATATTAAAAGCTAAAGATACTATTACAATGTTTAATATTGAAGAACTTGTTGAGGAATGTGATTTTTTTATGCCTGAAAAAGTTAAGAATAGGGTACAAGATGCTATAAAATTCCATGACGCTCTTTTCATCGGGAGAATAAATAGGCTATTAAGAAAAGATGATTTAAAATGATAATGCCTGATAAAATGATTACAGCATCTCAATCATTATTTTACAAATCTTTACTAATCCTAAAGGAATTAAATAAAACCAAAGAACCTGTGAAAATATTTTTAGCATTACAAAATTCTATGAGTGCTAAGGATTTTATTTTATGTTTAAACTATCTATTTATTATAGGGGAGATCACTATGGAAAAAGAGCCGTCCAATCATTTAGAAAGCTATGAAAAACCAAATGACGAAACCATTGAAGCTATGGAAGATGCGATAAATGGTAACGTCATTCATTATAATTCTGTTGATGAATTATTTGATGATTGGGAACAATAATAAAAAAATAATTATCTATTCCCCTTTGCTAATTAAGTAAAACATAGTGGAATAGATAATGCCAATTACCCCTTACGAATCGTCCCCATACCATGACGATTTTGACCAAGCAAAAAACTTTTATAGAATATTATTCTCGGGGGGTAGACCAGTCCAACCAAGAGAATTAAATCAATTACAAACAATTATAAATAATCAATTTGATCAATTAACAAGTCATTTTTTCAAAGATGGCTCTCCTGTTGTTGGTGGTAATGTTGTTTTTAATAATGAATATTCCTTTGTTAAATTAGAATCAACATTTACACATTCCGCTACAAGTTATACTGCTACGAATTATGCAAACGAATATGTGGGTACGATATTAACTGGATTGACATCAGGCGTTAAAGCACGAGTATTACAAGTTGTACAGCCTGTTGGTTCTGATCCGCTAACAATATATGTTCGATATGAAGGTTCAGGTACAGACAATGAAACAAAGACGTTCTCACCATCGGAAGTATTATCATCGAATGGTTCGCCAGTAAGATATGCCAAAGTAAAAAACTTAGCATCTGTTCCAACTGGGTATGGGGCTAGTTTTTCTGTCGATGAGGGTTATTGGTATGTTAATGGTGCTTTGGTGTATGCACCGTTTCAATCTATTATTTTAGGTAAATATTCCCCCGATAATATTAATACGAGATTATCTTATAAAATATCCGAACAGACAGTAACATCTGCTACAGACAGTTCATTGTTTGATAATACTTTGGGTGCTACTACACTTGGGGGTACAGGTGCAGATAGACAAAAAATAAGTCTTGCATTAATACGAGAAGATTTAGATTATGATAATAGAGATCCGTTAAACAATAAACTTATACAATTAATAGTTATTGAAAATTCAAGAGTAAAGAAAAGTGCAAAGACTGAATATTCCGATTTGGGAGATACTTTAGCCCAAAGAACTTATGATGAATCGGGTAATTACACCGTTAATAACTTTGGTATTAACATTAAAGAACATTTAAATGATGGTAGTAATTTAGGACAATATACTGCTGAGGGAGGTGGCACTGCTACTAAACTTGCTGTTGGTATTGAAAAGGGGAAAGCTTATGTATATGGTTATCCCATTGAAATAGAAGATACCATTTATTTAGATGTTGATAAATCAAGAGATGTTGAATATAAAAATAATGCGTCCCTAACAGTAAAATATGGTAATTATATTGAAATTAATACTGTTGTATCAATACCTGATATACAAAATTTTACAACAGCGAATTTAAGAAATTCAGGGAATACGACTATAGGAACAGCAAGAATTAGACACATTCAATATGTTTCTGGAAGTGGTAGCAGTGCTAAATATAGGTTATATATTTTTGATGTTATAATGAATAGCGGACAGTCCTTTTCTAATGTGGATAACATTCAACAAACTGTACCTTATGGAGGATCTGCTTTTACTGCTGATGTCATATCTGCATCTTCCTTATTTGATACTGACACAAATAAAATGTTATTTGATTTACCGTTCGCTACAACTAAAACATTAAGAGATACATTAGGGAATATAGAATCTATTTACGATGCTAAAGTATTATTAAGTGGAACTGTTACAACAGGTTCTGTTACTATCAATACTGGCAATGCTAATATTACGTTCAATTCGTCATCTACATCTGAGTATATTATAACACGAGATGATAATGGTACGATTATATCACCAACATCCATTACTATAAATTCTCCTGCCAATACTGCAACACTAACATTTACAGGACAAGATGGTAATCTTATTTATGTATATGCCCCCGTTACAAAAGTTAATACAAGTGCAAGAGAAAAAACTAAAACTCTCACCACTGGTGCAACAGTCAATCTTAGTTCGCCCGATGTAACATCCAGTGGTGTTTTCTATTCTCTTGGTAAGTGTGATGTATTACGCATTAATTCCATTACTAATGGTGGTGTTAATATAACAAATAGATTTACCCTAGATAACGGACAAAGAGATAATTTTTACACAGTATCAAGGGTTCAACTAAAATCAGGGTTTAGTCAACCAAGTGGAACAACCACAGTAAATTTTGATTATTTCACTCATGGTGCGGGGGATTATTTTTCAGTGGATTCGTATGCCAATATTGATTATGAGGATATACCATCTTACAAGGGGAAATCCTTACGAGATTTATTGGACTTTAGACCTGTTAAAGATTATGCAGGGGTTAATTTTACATCTACAGGAGCTTCTAAGGGGGATGTTATTGAACCTAATAGTGTATTTCGTTCTGATATGCAATTTTACTTACCACGCATTGATAAAATATTCATTAATAAAAGTGGTAAATTTGGCATTGTAAAGGGTATATCTTCTGTACCTCCCCAAGTACCAAATAACCCAAAAGACAGCATGGTAATATATACCTTAACGATTAACCCCTTTACCTTTGGTGCGTATGATGTCATTCCTAACCTGGTTGATAATTCTCGCTCCACTATGGAAGATATTAGAAGATTGAAGAAGCGTGTTGATAAATTAGAATATTACGTTGCATTATCATTACTTGAAAAAGAGACTTCAAATTTACAAATATTTGACGATTCAGGATTAGAAAAGTATAAAAACGGATTTATTGCAAATTCTTTTTATGGACATAATTTATCATACACAACACATCCCGACTATTCTTGTTCGATTGATAAGATTAAAGGACATTTAAGACCACAGTTTTATCAAGACAACGTAAAGATGTATTATAATTCAGGAGCGTCAACTAATGTGCAAAAAACAGGGGCGTTATTAACATTACCATATAGCAAAGTGGTGGAGGAAAGACAACCATTTGCCACTGAAGCTATCAATGTAAACCCATACAATGTGTTTTTGTGGTCTGGTACAATGACTTTATCCCCCAGTTCTGATGAATGGAAAGAAACCAAAAGAAGACCTGACGTTATTTTTAACAACGAGGGTATATATGATTCTCTTGTAAATATTATTGATGAAACAAATGCTAATGGTACACTATGGAATGAATGGACGACAAATTGGATAGGTGTTGAAACCAACCAACAGACCGTTTTTGACAGTGCTACAGCTCACGGTCTTAGTATGAGTGAAACATTAGGAACAGCAGTAAATTTCAATAGAGGAATAGGTATTGGTGCTAATGGATCTCACTTACGACAAACTGATTCTGTTATAACAACCACATCAACGGGACAAGCTAGAACAGGCATAGAAAGACGCACGGTAAGTGAAACATTAACAAACAATATTGGCGATAGAGTTGTTGAAGTAAACTTTATTCCGTTTATGCGTTCTCGTAAAGTATATTTTAAAGCGGAAAGATTAAAACCAAATACCAAAGTATATCCATTTTTTGACGGACAAGATATAAGTAACTACGTTAAATCTGAAACTTTTGTGGAATATTCAGATGTAAATGATTCAGACGTAACAAATTATTTAAATCGTACAAGCCATCCTAATGGTTCGTCCGCATTAATAACTAATGCTAATGGTGTGGTTCAAGGATCATTCATTATACCAAATAATAGTAGTTTAAGATTCAAAACGGGGGCAAGACCGTTTAAACTAACAGATTCCCCAACAAATAATACAAACGAAGAAACAACAACTTCTGAGATTATTTATGAAGCGAAGGGTATAATTGAACAGAAAGAAAATGTTGTTATATCTACACAAGTACCACGGATTGAGAGAAGTGTTGTGCGGGAAAATCGTGTTGTTGTTGATACAAGAATACAAGAAACGACACAATGGATCGATCCTTTAGCACAATCATTTTTATTGGATCGTGTGGGGGGTGTATTTCTTGAATCTATTGATATATTTTTCAAAACTAAAGACCCATCAATACCTGTCACATTACAAATAAGAGTTATGGAAAATGGTATTCCAACAAACAGAATAGTACCATTTTCAGAAGTAACCATATTACCTGCAAGTGTTAATATTAGCAATAACGCATCCTCATCAACTAACTTTAAATTTAGAAGTTTAGTATATTTACAACAATCTGTTGAATATTGTTTTGTTTTATTATCTAACTCTGATAAGTATCTTGTATGGATTGCCACGTTGGGGGGTACTGACGTTACAAACACATCATATCGTGTTGATAAGCAACCATACGCAGGTGTTATGTTTAAATCCCAAAATGCTTCTACATGGACACCAGAACAGACACAAGATATTAAATTTACCCTTAATAGAGCGGATTTTACACAAACATCAGGTACAGCAGTTTTTAATAACGTGATAATGCCTTTAGCTTTACTTGATACAGATTCTTTAGAATTTACAAATGGTTCTAATGTTATAAAAGTGTACCATAGAAATCATGGTATGTTTGAGGGGTCAAGAGTAAGAATATCGGGTGTTCAAGCGACATCAGGATCTAACATTAACAATATACCGCTAACACAAATTAATAAAGTTGCATCATCAAATGATACAACACCCCAAACAACAAATACTCATGCTATATCAGATGTTGAAATGGATAGTTATAAAATAACTGTTACAACAAATGCTAATGCTACTGGAAGAGCAGGTGGTTCTGCCATATATGCTTCGGAGAATAACGTAGCGAATACAATGACCCCCATTGTTCAAGAGATTGTATTGCCAAACACAGACATAAGTTATCGGTGCAGAATTTCAACAGCACAATCATTAGCGGGTTCGGAAACACCATATTCCCTATCTAACTATTTTAGTGTGATACCAAATGAAACACTATCGTTGCGTCAACCCTATTGTGTTGCAAGTCAACAAAACGAAACCTTATCTGCTTTATCAGGTGCAAAGTCTTTAAGATTTGAAGCGAACTTCACCACAACACAAAGCAATTTAAGCCCCGTTATAGACTTAGAAAGAATATCTTTAGTAACTGTAGCTAACAGAATAGATCGCCCTAGTAACACTGATATAAATGGATTTAACACGGTTTCAGGATTTGTTTCTCATACTAAGGGAATTGGTGGCAGTGCGTTGGCGTGTCATGTTGATAAAAAGTTTGTGGTTAAGGAAGATGCCGATTCTCTAAAAGTATATTTCAATGTAAGTCGTCCATCAGGTAGTTATATTGATTTTTATTATAAAATATCTTCGGGGGATGAAAGTAATTTTGATGAAACTGATTGGGTTTTAGCAACACCTGACGATCCGATTAAATTTTCAGAAACGCTAGATACGTTTAATGAGGTTTCATATACTATAAATAACTTGGAAAACTTTACAACGTATTCGGGGAAAATAGTTTTAACATCAACTAATTCATCAAATGTACCTGTAATTAAGGATTACCGTATAATCGCAACTACCTAATTATTTTAGAAAGATTTAATTATGGCAAGAAAAAAAGCGAAAGTATTAGATAACCCCGATTTAGAAAAAGATTTAGAAACTGGGGTTATCATTAACAACAATAAGAGTAATTTAATTAACCGCAAGATGGTTAAAAGGAATATCTTACAAAAGGAAAATGATTTACAAAAATATAAAGATTTATGTGAAACTCTAATTCAACGCCTTGAAATCATTGAAGACAAAATTCAACAATCTAATTAAGTTAAAGTGGAAAAATAATGTCTGAAAAAATTAGAGATGGCGTTACTGGTGGGACATACAACACTGGTATAGAGTTTGAAATGTTTGCTCCAACTGGAGACAGATTGGGGGTTACTGGAAAATTCAATCTATTAGTTGATGAAGTAGGACAAATAACATCTTTAAATACTACAAATAAATCTTCCATAATCAATTCTATCAATGAGGTAAATACGAATGCAAATGCCTCTGTAAAATTAAACAGCTCTCCTCAAACGCTTGTTGGATCATACACGTTCGGTAATGCTGTAGGAACATCAAATAATGTTATGTTTAAACATGACGTTGAATTTCAAGGATCTGTAAGATTTACTGGTGGTGCGGGTGATACCCTAGATTTAAGCAATACTTTTATTGCTTTGGGAGATGATACATCTCTAACACCAGTTGGAGATGGTGGTCTTATTTTACAAAGAGCCAATAATATACCTGATGCAAGAATTTTTTGGGACGAATCAGAAAATGAATGGAAGATGAAACCTGGTACAGCACTCTCTTATGGAGTGTTACACAAAGGTAACGTCAACGCAACAGCATTACCTTACATTTTAACGGGAGATCTTAACGCAGGAGATTTAGAATTAATAAGTAATGCACCCTTTTTAAGAACAAGAAAATCCAATGGTACATCAAACGGTAAAGTTTGGTCGTTTAATAATTCTACTACGAATGATGATTTACAGATAAGAGGATTATCGGATAACTTTGCAACACCTTATCAAGCGTACACAATAAACAGAACTTCAGGTTCTATTACAGGGCATCAATTTTTTACAAATGAACTTGAAAGATTAAAAATTGATAATACCAATGTAACAAGTACCCTACCAATTTTAGTTAATACTATATCTGAAAGAACATTGAATAATGGTGTTCTTGTTGACAGTTTAATTATCAAAGATGAAGGTATCTTAAATGGTGCGAATCGACTTGTAAGTTATTTAAATAGCGGAAGTATATTCAATCCCACATCTGCAAATTTAGATTTCACTATTAATGGACAAGGTACTGAAGCATTATTCATTGATGCAAGCAGTACACAAATTTTTAATAGATATAATACTTATTTAGACCAAGGGTTGTTTGTTGATACAATTAACCAAAGAAATTCAAATGGAATAACATTTAATCATTTAGCTAAATTTAATGCCAATATAAATATTTCTAAATCAAACCCCAAAATAGTATTAAACGCAACAGATCAAGGCGTTGACAGTAAGAATTGGGAGGTTTATTCCACCTCAGGAACGTTTAGAATCTCAAGTAACAATGATGCGTCAAATGCTCTTAAACAGGCATATTCCATAGGCAGAACAGGGAACTCAATAGTTTCTCACTCATGGAATATTGGCGATAATGTAAATCTTCTTTTACAAGGTACTACATTAACTGTTGGGGATACAGTCAATGATGCCAATCAGCAAATAACATTACAATCCAAAGTTGGCTTCAATACAAGTGTAGTATTTAGACAAAGTGATGGAGTAAAGGGCAGTATAGGGTACAGTGATTCAACGAATAGATTTAATATTAGTAGAAATGCGGATGTTGGAGGAGGATTACTTGGGGGGATTTTTATCAGTGAAACTGATGTTCTAGTTGACAATCTTACACTCAGAGTAGAAACCAGCTTAGAAGCAAATACTATTAACCCTTACTCAGGCAATTTAACTGCATTTGGACAAAATGTTAATATCACTGGCATATTATCAACAAATTCCGATAAATTAGTGTTTGGTTCATTTGCTAGTCAAGACGATAGAATTGAATTTGATGAAGCAAGTAATGAATTTAGGTTTTTTGAAGGTAATGATATATCAAATTCATCTATAAAAACAGGAAACATTCAGCTATTTTCTTCTTCAGCCCCATTAAATACAAAAACAACAGCGATTGATGTATTCAACAGTGGTGCATTTGTTATATTCAATATTTCAGATGATGGTGCTACGACAAACAATCTTTATACGATACTTAAAACAGGCATTTCCCCAACAAGTCATAATTTTTATATTGGGGATGTCATTGAAACAAAAATATCCAATGGTGTATATGAATTTGGTAATGGAACAAACGACAACGCAACAACTATAAAATTAGTATCAAAAGACGCATTTAATAATGTTTTGACATTTACACAGGCAGGTGATGCGTTAAAAGGTGATATTGGCTATATAGATTCTACCAATGTGTTTAGTATTAATAGATACGCCAATTCAGGAGGATCTTTACTTGGAGGTATTAGATTACATGAAACAAGAATAAGTGTTGATACTCTTCCCCTAGAAACGCCTGCATCCTTAAAAACAAATAATATATTGGAACTTACTAATAATAATGGCGTTGACATTGATGGTGTTCTAATAAAAGATGGGTCTATAAATTTAGGAACAGGTAATGCTATTCAATCTATTGGTGATGTGAATATCGTTTTAGATTCTGATAATAATGCAACAACTAACTTTAACATATATTCCAATTCTATAAATTCCACCAACAGATTATTTGGTATAACCGAATTAGGAACTACCACTATAAATTCTGTTTCTGGTGGTGATATTTTAAGTATCGTTGATGCCAATGCTACAAGTGCTGTGCTAGCTAATCCAATTATAAGCTTTGATTACTCCAACGGTGTTGGGGGTGCTATAACACGGGCAGGATATATAGGATTTGGTACAACATCTAATGACAGTCTATATGTTCTTAACGATACAGGATCTATTATATTATCAGGTACAAACATTACATTAGATGCTAATAATCTTGATTTAAATACAGTAATAACCACCAGTAATAAAAATATCAATATAGGTTCTGGTAGTTTAACCATGGGGCTTAGTGGATTATATTTTGATACAGGCGATATAGTATTAAAACAAAATACATCTGGTGCAAATACAATAAGGTTTCAAAGTTCTGGGGGTATGGTATTTAATATTGACGATGACAATAATAATACTGGTAAGGATTTTCAATGGAGACATAACGGTGTTGGGTACGGCGGATCGCCATTAATGCAATTAGATGATACTGGAATTTTATCTCTATATGGTCGGTTGGATACAAGAAATAATGATATTCACGTTGGTACTGGTAATTTATCGTTTGCGTCTTTAAATTCAGATTATATTAGTTTCAATGATTCCACAAATGAATTTGCATTTGTCGCTGATGGTGCAACAGCCAGTTCAAAAATTGCAGTGGGTACAGTGGATACAAATACTGTTAATACTGCTACAATATTATCATCAAACGGACAAGTTATTTCAACTTGGTGTACGTTTAATGGCACAGGAACACCACAAATTATAGATTCCTATAATATAAGTTCCATAACAGATAACGGAGTGGGGGATTACACATTAAATTTCACTAATCCTCTCCCTGCTAACTACTGTGTTTCAGTATGTGGTGATTTTTCTGGTGGTATATATCAAGTTGCTAGTCCAGCAACAACTTCCGTTAGAATAAGAGCAAGAAGTTTTGATGGAAATCTTTTTAACCTAGGTGACCCAACAAGAATTTATGTAACGATTAATTGTAAGCAGTAAAATTTATGGATATACATTTTAACCCAAATGAAATCATGCTAAAAATAGAGAGAATTGATTTAGCCATGGTTCATTTTAAAGAAACTCTATCAATCATTAAAAGTAATGATGAGGATATTACTAATATTGAAAAACATATTATTAATATCACAAATGAATTGAGGGATATTCGTAAAGATGTTAAATATATTGAGGATAAACTTCACACTAAACTTATTTCAATAGAAGATAACAACAATAAACTACATAAAAAATTAGAAACTGTTATAGAAAAAATACAATCTGAAAAAGAAAACAATACTTTAAATCTTCTCAATAAAAATAAATTAGTTACATTATTGGTTTCCATAATATCCTTATTGTTTATATCATCTAATGAGAAGACCCAAGAAATATTAACTAAGATTTTAGCAATGATATTATAACAATGAACATATTTTTTTATCTCTGTATTTTTATATTCGTAGCCAATATTATAATTGGGTTGTACATATCAAAGCAAATCATAGATAAAACCCACCCTCTTATATACAGTTTTTTGTTATACACCATTACAATGTCATTATATTTTACGATAGTAACGTGTAGTTGTCATTTTATTCTTCTAGAACATAATATAATTCAGATAATAACAAAAGTTACAATATCGGTATTTATTCTTTTATTTTACTACATTTTGTTATTTAAATCGAAAACTTTAAGTTCGGTAAAAAATTTGACAAATTAAAATAAAGCATCTATAATTTAAGTAATCATTTAGGAATAGCATGGTTCGACAATACAAATCAAAAACTAAAACATCTCTATTAATAGATAGTGATGAAAAAATACCAAATACAGGTAAATACAACCCCCCTTTTGAACTAACAAGTAAACAGAAAAATATAAAAACCGCTTTTTCCAAGAATCATATAATTCTTGATGGTTCAGCAGGTACTGGTAAAACATACATTTCTCTTTATTTATCATTACTTGCTCTACAAGAAAAAAAGTTTGAAAAAATCATTATTGTGAGAAGTCCACAACAGACGGTGGAGGTAGGTTTCTTACCAGGTGGTATAGATTTTTCAACGGACGGTGCTAAATTAGCACCTTTTTTAATACCCTATGAAAACATTGTAAATGAAATTGCAGGTAAGGGTTTTTGGTTTAGTAATTTTGGTAAAAGAATTATATTTGAACCTGGTGTTGCAATAAGAGGATTAACTTTTGACAATGCTATTGTTTTTGTTGATGAAGCACAGAATTTTAATTTTCATGCGTTGGACAGCATTATTACAAGACTTGGTAAAAATAGTAAATTCATCATGGCGGGGGATTACTATCAAACAGATTTAAAGAAATCCCATGATAAAAATGGTTTTTTAGACTTTTTAAATATCCTAGAGAATGTTGATTACTTTACAAGATTTACCTTTGCACATAAAGATATTGTGCGAAGTGAATTGGTAAAATCATATATTATTGCAAAAGAGAACTATCAAAAACCCTAATTTTCTATTGACAATTTTACTTTTTTATGATTTAATAATAATTGTTAAAATATTTTTCAGAAAGTTAATAGAATGACTATTTCATTTTTTTATATTATAAGTGGCTTAATTATAGTTACTTTATGTGCATTGGGTGCTTGGGTAACAAGCCTAAGGCGTGTCGTAAGCACTAATGAAGTGCATATAATCCAAAGCTCAAAAACGACAATTTCATTTGGTAAAGATGAAATGTCAGGTAACAGTTATTATGAATTTCCAAGTTGGATACCCGTTATAGGTATAAATGTTATTAAATTGCCAGTCAGTGTTTTTAGTTTAAGATTAAATAATTATGAAGCTTATGATAACGGAAGATTACCATTCGTATTAGACCTAGAGGCTTTTTTTAGAATTGAAAATTCAAATGTTGCCGCTCAACGAGTATCGAGTGTGCAAGAATTAAATAATCAATTAACATCAATTTTACAAGGAGCTGCACGAACTATTCTTGCTAGTAAAACTATTGAAGAGATTATGCAAGGTCGTTCTGAGTTTGGAGATGCTTTCACAAAAGAAGTTAATGAACAATTAAAGGCTTGGGGTGTGGTCACTGTTAAAAATATCGAATTGATGGATATTCGAGATAGCAGAGAAAGTAATGTCATTCAAAATATTATGGATAAGAAAAAATCTGAAATAGAAAAAGAGAGTAGAATTGTTGTTGCTTCAAATAAAAAAATAGCTCAAAATGCAGAGATTGATGCTAATAGGGAAGTCGAATTAAACAAGCAAATGGCTAGTGAACAAATTGGTATTCGTACAGCTGAGAAAGATAAAGCTATTGGTATATCGCAAGAAAAAACCAACCAAGACATAAAGGAACAACAAAAAATAACTGCTGAAAAAAGTATGGAAGTTTCGAGAATAGAAAATGTTAAATCTGCGGAGATTAACAAAGACGTTAATATTGTTAAGGCGGAGGAACAACGTCAAACAGAAATTGTAAAAGCTGAAGGTGAAAAGCAAAAAACTGTCTTGATAGCGGAAGGTAGATTAGAAGCACAAAAACGTGAAGCTGAAGCTGTGTTGGCTAATGGTAAAGCAAAAGCGGAATCTGAAAAACTATTACAACTTGCTCCTGTAGAGGCTCAAATTGTCCTTGCTAAGGAAATTGGTGATAATGGCAACTATCAAAAATACTTAATAACCATAAGACAGATTGAATCGTCCCAGGCTATAGGTATAGAACAAGCAAAAGCATTAGATAAAGCTGATATTAAAGTTATAGCAAATAGTGGTACTGTTACCAATGGCATCAATTCTATTGGTGATTTATTTACTTCGCATGGCGGTACTTCCATTGCATCTTCTTTGGAGGGATTAGCACAAAGCCCAATAGGAAAACAAATTATTGATAAGATAACATCAATTAAGAACTAATCAAATAACCTTTCGTATTTCCCCCTCAAAGGATTATTCTTTTGGGGGGTTTTTATTATAAAACCTAATTAATTTAAAACGGATTAATAATGGTAACGAAAGCTCAATTAAAAGATAAGGTACTTGCAAAACTAGGTCAAGGAGCTATTCGTCCAAATATTACCGATACGCAACTTACCAATGCCATCGATGAAGCAATACAATTCTTTCACGATAGGGTGGAAGATGGTACTGAACAAAAATACTACAAGTACCTTATCACGCAAGATGATGTTACAAGAGCGGATAATGCAATTACGTTACCAACACAAATCGTTGATATATTAAAATTTATACCTGTACGAAAAAGAGCATCTTTATCTATTGAGGATGGTGTTGACGTTTATTCCGCTTTAAATACAGGTGTTATGACAATGAATCATACAAACACCAGTACAATATCCGATTATTATATAGCCAAGCAATACATTGAATTATTTAAGTCTGTATTTTCCACATCGGACGGTTTCTCTTATTCTAAATTTTCCAATAGAGTACAACTCGATTTAGAGATTGGTATTGATATTGTAGCGGGGGATTACCTTGTATTTTTAGTGAAGACTATTGTTGATCCTGAAGTACATAATAAAATGTATGGGGATAGGTTATTATTAAATTTAGCGACAGCATACGCCTCAAAATATGAAGCAGTAAATCTTACAAAATTAAATGGCATTGATATTCCAGGGGGTATCAAATTTGATGTGGCTAGATTGGAAAAAAGAGCGGACGAAGCAATAAGTAAATTTGAGCAAGAAATTGAGAATTATTATAGAATGCCATTAGGGATTTATGTTTACTGATGACAATTAATAATCTAACAGCTTTCGTTGATATTGACGCACAAAATATGTACAAGCAGTTGGCGGATGATATTATCCAAGCTGTTGGAACTGATTTTTATTACTTACCAAAAGAACGCTTGGATGTTGATGCTTTCCTAAGAGAAGATATACATAGAGTATTTAAAAATGCGTATATAATTGAAGGATATGTAAAAAACAAAGAACAATATGTTCATACGATTAATGCACAAGCAAAATACGGTATGGATTATAGAGAATATATTACATTATGTATCACTAAAAATAGATTCCACCAAGTATTACCTATTGAATTTGCAAGACCACGCACGGGGGATTTAATTTATTCCCCTGTTTATAAGGGTGTATTTACAATTAATTATACTGAACATGAAATGCCTTTTTACCAATTACAACAATTAACTTTTTATGAATTATATTTAGAAAGATATGTTTATAATCAAGATACGATTGAAACGGGTATTGCAGTTGTTGATAATATACAATATGAATATGGCTATCAAATTACAATACAATACACAGATAGGGTCGGTACATTTGTTGTGGGAGATAAAGTTGATCAAACATGGAGCGGTATCACGATAAGGGGTAAAATAGCAAGTATTGATACGGTAAATAACCGCATGACAATCACTGATATTACATCCAACAATGAATTACAATTAAATTTTGTTGTATCTGAAACATATCTAGTATATAAAAGCACAGATAATACTCGAAGATTTGAAATCAGTAAGATTTATGATGTCAATAGCACCTTAGCTACCAATGAAACCGATTTAGTAATACCTAATTCTGATCAAGCACAGAATCAAGAGTTAGAAAAAGATATTAAGGATTATATAAATCCTGTACCGTCAAATAACCCATTTTGGAGTTAGTAAATGGCAATAGCAACATATAACGAAGCAACAAGAAAATTACTAACAGCATTTGGTGATTTGTTTAATAATATTACAATACATAGAAATACCAATAATGGATATAAGCCTGTAAAATTACCAATACATTTTGCACCTGCATCGTATGATTATCTTAATATATTGGAACACCCCAATCTAACAAACATTAAACCATCAATAAATTTACCTATCTTAACTTTTGAGATAACACGAATGGAATTGGATTCAAGTCGAAAAGAAAATAGGTATTTTACTAAAACTTCTTGTGTTGCTAATGCAAATGGAACTTTTGATGTTATTCGTTCACCAACACCATTTATTGTAAATTTCAGTCTTTATTTATATACACATTACCTCGATGATGTTTATGAAGTACAAGAAAGAATATTTACAGGATTTAATCCCAAGGTTACAGTTCAAATAAAACAGGATAATGGTATAGTTACGCAAGTGCCAATTACTTTTGCAGGTATATCAAAAACTGATAATTATGAGGGTTCACCAAAAGATAAATCAAGATTAATAATGACTACATTTAGTTTTGATGCTAAGATGGATTTCTATCGTACAAGTGGGGAAGTAGTGGATGTTATTAAAAAGATAACATTAAAGTATGATTATCCTCCGTCACCTCAAATAGATCATACCACAGAAATAAAGGTTGACCCAATAGATGCGGACGTAACGGACAACTGGACAATTATTGTTACTCCTTGATAATAATTTCTCTTTACTTTTTAAAAAATATATGCTAATTTATTAAAATTAAAAAAGGAACATTATGCAGAACATATTTTCGGAAAAAATGTTATTAGTTGCATTAATAAGAGAAGAAAAAATAAGCAACACCATATCGCATATAAAATCAGAATACTTTAACGATAACTATTATCAATACATCTTTAAATCCTTAAAAAAATACCATACTGATTATAATACTTTGCCGAGTATGGATATAATTATGGATATGTCTTTGAAGGATATGTCTTTTCATAAGTTTTTCAAAGAAGACCAAGATATTTATCAGGAAAAACTTGGGGAATTATACCAATATAATAAAGCTGATATAGACATACCATATATTACAAATGAAACACAAAATTGGTTAGTGAACAACAGTGTTTTGGGTATTGGTGTAAAAATACAAGATATACTACAAAAACCTAATGAGAGTAAAGAAAAGTTTGATGAAATAGGACGACTTGTTCCTGAATTGACTGAGGCTGTAAATTTAAGTTTAACACCTAAAAAAGTAACGAAACTTAATGATATAAATACATACTTCTCTTTAATTAAAGAATTGAGTGAGGGTAAGCCATTAGTTGCAACATCTTTAAAAACTATTTCTGAAGTTGCGGGATTTAACTTAAAAAGAGGTTCTACAAATGTTGTTATTGGTGCAACAGGTTCTGGTAAATCATGTCATCTCATGGGACATTATATCGGTGCTTTAGATATGGGTTATAACTGTCTATATGCTTCATTTGAATTACAAGAGGCTGATCTAATACAAAGATACATGAGTAACATATATGACATTCCAATGAATGAAATATATGCAAAATCTCTCAAAGAAACTGATGATTTCACTAGCCATTTCAAAGATAAATTCAATGATTTATCATCCCATACAAGAGGGGAAAGTTATGTATCATATTTTTCACCCAAAAGGACGGGCGTTGAAGAAGTTGAAAATTATGTTAAGTTTATTGAAGACCGTGACAATATAAAGATAGATTGTGTTATTTTTGATTATCTTTCTAAAATGAAATTGGGACGTATGTTTGGTAGAAACACCGATGCGGAATGGTCACAATTAATATCCTTAACCAGAGAGATGGATTCCTTTTCAAAAGCCAATAATTTGGTATCATGGACAGCGATGCAATTAAAACCCGACGCACAACAAAAAGAATATTTAAGTTCTGTTGATATTGCTTATGCTAAAGGTATTTTAGATGAGGTATCATTTGCTTATGCGTATTTAGAAGATAAAGAAACAAAACATCACAAATGTTTCACATTAAAAAGCAGACAAGGTAAAAAAACAGATTTATTTATGTTAGGCTTTAATCCTGCCTATCAAAGAATATACGATATAGATCAATCCATATTAAAGGTGACATCATTTGACAGAGAAATAATTGAAGCGTTGAAAGTTGATGTTAAGAGTGTTGATGAAATGAGATCGTATAAACCACAACAAAATATATTTGGCATGACTACCCCCACAAACGTACATAACGCTTTTAATTTAACTATCTAATTTAATAAAGGTAAAACATGAAACAGAAAATAGTCTTAATAAATGGTGATATTGGTATAGGAAAGTCATTTCTTTCCAATATTTTCGTGCAAAATGGTTTCATTAAGGAATCATTCGCTCATACCCTTAAAGAATTGGCGTACACCATGATGAAAGAATATTTTGATGGGGTAGTACCTGAAATGATTTACGGTGATTATAAAGCAAAAAAACAGCGTTTAAAGTCATGTAAGGATTTTCGTGCAATAAATGCTTCTTTATATTTTGATTATTGGTTGAGATGTCAAAAAATATCGTTATTGGATGATAAGACTATATCGGAATGTAAGGTTGATTTATTTAAAAAACTATCCAGCCCTAAAATAACAGCGAGAGAAATTATGCAATATTTAGGGACGGAAATTCTAAGAGATAGAATACATAAAGACTTTCATGTCTTATCATTTTTAGATAGAAATAAAGGGGAAGAAAACAATATCGTTATAGATGATTTTAGATTCCCCAATGAATATATTATTCTTAATCGTAAAAGAAAATTTGACACATATTCTATTAAGATTGAAAAAGATTATAAAGAGGGTAAAAAAAGAGATAGTCATGTTTCCGAAAACCAAGATTTACATATTGACTTTACTGTAAAATTGGAACAGGATGAATTGGTATCAATCAAGCACTATCAACAAATTATGGATTTTATAAATGGATTATGAAATAGATGCGAGATTTAAAAAGGTCTTAAAGAAAACTAAAAAAGGTTATACTTATGAGGAAACTTTTTCTAACGATGTGAGATGTATGATACAGGATTCATTAACAATGGAATCTGATACTTACGCCCCATGTAATTGTCATTTAGAACCAATAGAAAATGAGGAAGATCCTCGTAACGTGTCGATATTCCCTCTTCCAATGATTACCCCCGATATGAATAACATTATATATTTATCCTTGAGAATTATATGCACTGATTGTGGGGCTTTGAGGGATTTTGAATTGGAAACTGTTGTTAGAGAAGTCGAAAAACACAATGCTTTTATTGATAAGATAATAAAGGACATTGAAACTTATGAGAAAAAACCGAATGATGGTACAAATATTATTCCAATACCCGTCAATACTAAAAAGCCTCAAGGGAATAATGGCATGGGTAAGGTTATTAAATTTACCAAAGATAAATCTAAGGAATAACTATGCCTTATACGATTTCTATTTTTGGGGATAATAAAGTTCTCGTTGGGGATAAATACCAGGACAAGGTTTCTAATATTATACACTTCTCAGAATGGGAACATTTAAAGAAATGGTTATACGAACAACATAATATATATACCCCCTCCAAGAAAAACAATTTACATATTGTATCGGGGGAAACAACAACAGGCTTTAGAAAAAAGGGTTCTTTCCCATCGACAAGTTGTTGTTATTTTATGGATATTGATAATTTAAATGGTATGTCCATGAATGGCTTTATTGAAAAGTATAAACATTTAAACCATCATTACATAGCATATAACTCAGCGTCATGTCGCAGAGAAGATATAAGATTTAGGTTGGTATTTGAATTGGATAGACCTGTTGAAAATAAAGAATTTTTACATTTTTGGACAAACCTTAATCGTTTATATGATAATTTATTTGATAAACAGACAAATTTCATTGAAAAAACCAATGCTTGTCCAAGAACTTTTGACGGATCGTTAAATTTTATTTTAGAAAAGGGGAGTAAAAAAGTATGTGTAAACAAAGTCAAAAACGCCTTTATATATACACCACCCCCAAAGACTTTAGATATGGAAATGTTTTCTGATTTTAAAGCGAAACAGATAAAATTAAATGGGAGAGATATTTATTGGAGTAGCATTCGGGATTGTCCTTTTGTTCCAATGGATAAGGTACAAGAATACCAATCCATTATGAATACTGATGGCACAGGACGATTCGATTTATTTTTTAGAATAATGTGTTCTGTCAGTAGTAAAGCTTATAAGAGAAAATATCCTTTAACGACATCAGAATTAAACATGATTATGTCGGAAGTAGATGCTAATGGGTATCAACGTAGAGAAAAGAAAATGAGTTATATTAAATCCCTCACAAACGCCATTAAACTTGGTCAAACTGCTGGATAAAAATAATGCTTGATTTTTGTAAAAAGTTATGCTATATTAACAAAGATAAACATTCAAAGGAGAATACAATGTCATTTCTAAATATTTTTAAATCAAAACAACCCATTATTAAAAAAGAATTACCTGAAAGTCAAAAAACACTCATTAAATGTCTAATGAACGGTGGAGGTGATTACGGGTATCGTATTAGTGCGGATAAAAAAGAATTATTTTTTGAAAATTATAAAGTAATCATGTTAAAACCGAAAGACAAACAGCATTCCCCCACATTTATCATATCGGAAAATGGTGAATTTGTAAAAGACCAAGTACATATAGATGATATGTACGAATACGATCATCATTTGGTTTCATACATCAAAGATAGACTGGAAGGTCTATTAATCGACTTTAACACTATTGTTAAAAAAGAATTATCTGAAGAAGTTTATGAACTAAGAAACGAGTAAAAAATAATGATTATAAACGAGCAAGAATTGCAGTACCACAATTTATTACAAGAAGTTTTAGATTGTGGTAAAGAAAATATTGATAGGACAGAGGTAGGCACTCTATCTTTGTTCCGTCCAGACACCATGAAATTTTATTTGGATGATGGTAAGAACTTCCCCCTGTTTACAAAGAAATTTGTTAATTTTAACGCCATTGTTAAAGAATTATTATGGTTCTTATCAGGAAGTAATAACATAAACGATTTAGATTCAAGTATATGGAATCAATGGAGTAATGAAGAAGGTTCTATCGGTGAGATGTATTCAGCTCATTTCAGAAATATTGACGGTGAAGACCCATATATGGATATTGTAAAACAAATCAAAGAAGATCCTTATAGTAGAAGGCACTGCATCACAACATGGCGACATTCATTTTTACCTTTAAAAGGAATACCCTTAACTGAGAACGCTAAGTTAGGCAGGGGAAATTTAGCTTGTTGTTGGGGTACTGTAATTCAATGGTATGTAAATTCCGATGGAGAGTTGGACGCTTCAACGTACCAACGTTCATGCGACACCTTTTTAGGGGGATTTTTTAATATTCCACAACAAGCATTATTATTAATGATAACTGCTAAATTAACAGGTTATAAAGCAGGAACGCTTTTTTATGACATCGGAAACGCACATATTTATAAAAATCATATCAATCAAGTTAAAGAATATTTAACAAGACCATTTTTACATAAATCGCCATCCGTTGTTATAAACGAGTGTGACGGAATACCTACATTTGATGATATTCATTTATTAAACTACCAACATCAATCAAAAATAAAAGCACCAATAGCAGTTTAAAGGAGTAAACCATGATAGAAATGACTGATGATGAAAAAATAGCAACATTACAACTTGCCATAAGATGTTCTTTGAGGGGTTTAACTACCATTGACGATAGAATAGTACCTACATTAGAGCGTAATTGGGATAAATTCGATGATGGATTTAAAGCATTTATTAAAAGAGAAGTTAAAAGTGCTTACGATTTCATGGGAGCAGATGATGATTACCCCACATATAGATCAGCAGACCATCGAACAATTACTAATCATTGGATTAAATTTTTGACGATGGAATAAATTATGTCATTTAAACATAAAGGAATAGTAGAAAATGGTCGAAAATCCAAACCTATAAAATTATTTACTAAAGAAGAACTTGACATTGAATTAAATGACAATCAACTAGAATCTTTAAACAGAAGAGTTAGAAAAAAACATTCAGAAAAGGAAAGTTATGGTTATTGGGGAATAGTTTGTTGCACTAACAGAAAAAAATCTTTAAGAAGTACGTCTATATGGAAACATTTAAATTAGCCTTGACTATAAATTATTTTTATGCTACAATGTTAAAGATAAAACATAAATAAGGAGCAAAATTATGTTTAATTGTGTAAAAAAACTTTTTTGTAATCACGATTATAAAAATATTATGAAACACAGCGAAGATTTACTTGATATTGCAGTACATATAAATTACTGTAAAAAATGCAAAAAGGTTCAAGTTAAAAAACTATCCACAGATAAAGCAATATTTTCTAAATGGGTTCTATTTAAGATGGGTACGTTAAGTTTAATTTTTATCTTTGGTGTAATATATTATGTTCATTCTTTAATCAACATATTTTTTAATCATGTATAAAATTATGATTTCCAATAAAAAAGTTTATTGTTGTAATTGTCAATCTGATATGACGTGTAATCTGATTGATGCAAAGACAGCAAAGACAGCATATCCACATAGGAACGATATATATGCTCATTTTTGGCAATATCCATCATGTAAACATTTTGTTGGTTGTCATAACGGAATCAAGAAAAGACCGCTTGGTTGTATTCCAACCCCTCACATAAAATATGCACGGTCAAAATTACATGAAATAATTGATCCTTTATGGCAAAAAGGTAAAATTACTCGTGGTGATTTGTATCGTAAAATATCAGAACATTTAGGATGGCAATATCATACAGCAGAATTGCGAACTATTGAGGATTGCCGAAAAATTTGGACTTTCGTTAAAAAGTTAGAAAAAACCTTGACTGGACATATTTTAGGAATAATAGATAAACCGCAAGATTATATCGGTCAAAAAGTTCACGTTGTCGATTGGCATATTGGTATGGTTTTTTATTTAAAATCTATTGAGAATGGATTTTTCATACTTGAAACCCCCAAGAATAAAAAAATCTACAAAACTAAAAATCAATTAGCATATTTAAGGTAAGTATGAAAAAACACATTGAAAGAATAGAAAATTTAACCACACCACTAGACATAAATAATTTGACCATTGAAAAATTGGGGAATTTTAATCTGTTTTGTGGTAAAGTAGAAAATGGCTACAATGATATTATTCCATATTTAAAAGGTTATTTTGATATTGGCGAACGTAACTGCCAAAAATCGCCTGTAAAGGTATTTGACAATTTTTTGCATTTTTCACATTATACAAAATTAAAGTTTTACATAAAACATTTTTTTATTGAGTGTCAAATGGATTATCAAATATTTGCAACAACCCAACGCCTCGATGTTATCCAAGTGTTCGCAGAAGTAGCACAAGAATATAAAGATGTGGAGGCTTATTATTATCGGTTAGGACGTAGTGCAAGAAACAGTACAAAAAACCAATCAATAGCCACAATGTATGATATAGAAGATTTAATTAACTTAACAAATCAAAATATAGAGGTAAGATGATGACTGATAAAAAAAATTATCTAAGGAAAGCATTGATTCACATCACAATATTCATAACATTAGCTATTTTAATTTTAATTATCGGATATTACTTCAACTCAAGCGATTTATTAGGACTTTGTGTTGTTGTTATGTGGATTAATATAGTAATATTTGGTGAAAGGGATGTTTATTTTACTAGAAAATTGGGCGATAAATAATGTACTCCTGTAAAATTATTAACATTAACGATGACATTACCTTTAATGTAAAAGCCATTAATTATAAGGATGAAAATGCAGTTTTGCTATTAACTTTTCATTTTTATGAAGTAACTAATCCCAATATGATTAAATTGGGAAATTTATTTGATTGGAATATTGGTGATGAAGAAGTAACTATTAAAGAATATATTATAGTCACTGAAATTTTGACAATAACAGATGAACAAATTAACAATATTTTTGAGTAAAATAATGGAAATATCAGAATTAACATTAACAAACGGCAACATTTACCTCTTACAAAATTTCTCGCTACAAAAATTTATAATTTTTACGCTTCGTAAAAATATATTTAAATTTATTGATTTTCGTTATGAAGATGGTGAACCTGAAAAGGGATATATTCAATTTAATAATTTTGGTTCATGTTTTTCTATATCATGCAAAGAATTATCCGATAGGAGACTTTATATATTAAATGAAAGATTGTGGAATCTCAGTAGTGACGAACTTAATATGATAACTTTATTAGATTTAAACCAATATCATCCCTTTACTACGAGAGAAAAAATTATTCGCAATTCTTTTTTAATAGATTTAACATGAAACATTATTTAGAAATACGCAACTTACGCAAAACCCTTGGATTAGATTCGGGTTATGTTAAAAAGACGGGATGTTATATTGAGGTGATGCGTTCTGATGTAACCATTAACATAGCAAAGGATTTTTCACGAACTCCCTATGGCAGATATTTAGGTAGTAGTTCCGCTAAAGTTTTTAAGGATAAATTTCTAAAACCATTTATTGATATTGGTGCTGATAAAATAATAATTATTCTTGATGGTACTTATGGATTTGTTTCTTCATGGTTACATGAAGCTTTTGGCAATCTCTTAAAAGAATACCCCCAAGAAAAAAGACAATCCATAATGGATATGTTTTCACTTATCTCAGATGAAGACCCATCAGTGGCTGTAGAAATAAGAGAATATATGTGGGAAAATTTGTAATTCTTTCTATAAATATTTCCAATAATAACTTTTGTGTGATTTACGTTTACCTAAACAACAAGCACTGACATTACTGGGGATATAACCATCAGCTCTGGTAGCTTCAATGGAATGATATACTTTTATAAGAATACCGTCCTTATATTGTCCTACTGGTTTACAGTATGACGCATGACGCAGATTTTCTTTAGCCTCCTCAGACATTTTCTTACTTTTATGTTTATCGCTAATTTTCTTTCTAACCTGTTCCGATTGACAGGCATTCTCAAATCCATATTTTTCCAAATTAGTCTTTTTTACCTTATTACGAACCTCCTCTAAAAGAAATACGTTTTCTACCCCATATTTTTCTAAAAAACTATTTTTTCTTTTTTTATTTATAAGATCATACCCTACAGAACTTTCTGTGCCATACCTTATTACATTAGTTTTATTCCTTTTTTCTTTAACGTACTCGCTACTTCTAGCATCCTCAACACCATACTTTTTTAAATTAGTTTCCCTAGTTTTACTTGCAACAGAATCTGATAATAAAGGACATTCCACCCCATATCTCTCTACGTTTGTATTACGTCTTTTCTCCTTAGATTCCTCCGTTGTTAATGCCCCATGACTACCCTGTCCACCGCTTGTTTTATTTACTAAAGTTCCTGTTCCTAAATCAACTCTTCCATATAATTTAATAAAATATTTTTCCTTTTTACCTAACATCTTAACAGGAACGTCTTTTAGCAAGATTTCAACTCTATATTCTGTATTATCAACTACTTCACTCCATTCGTCACTCCTATCCCTTGAATAAGCACGTTCATATTTTCCGTTATCCGTGGTACTTATACCTATGTAAAACGGCATATTAGTATCAAGTCTTATATGACGATAAACATACCCAAATTTAATTTTATCTTGATTTTTTGTTTCTTCTGTGTTATCATTAACACATGAATTAGCGTTGCTAATTATCATAACCTGGTGTCCTTCCTTGACATTAGAGCCAACAGATGCTGAACACATCGTGTTGGCGTTTTTATATAATAATTAGGAAAATATAAAAATAATTTCAAATGTCAACACCACCAAAGACTTACGTCTTTAAAAAAATTTGACATTTCTAAACGTCTTGTGATATTATATGTATATAAAATAAGAAAGACAACACAGTGGCGACAAAACCGAGTAATTATGTAAAAAACTTAAAAAGAGAATATGATTTTAAGATTGGGTGCAGCCCATCAGACCTAGAAGAAAGTGTTATATCATATCCAACACCATACCCTACATTAAATTTCATGTTATCGGGCGATTTCTTTGGCGGATTGCAAACAAATCGTGGATATATGCTAGTCGGAGAGGCTTCTTCGTTCAAAAGTAGTGTAGCTTTAGCTTGTGCGGCAAGTGTTTTGAGACAAAATCCCAATGCTATTTTTATAGGGTATGATAGTGAGGGGGTACTAACACTTGAAAACTTCCAAAAATTTGATATAAATTTAAACCAAATTGTAAAACCTAGAAAATTCTACGATCCTGACGAATTAGGAAGATTGGTTTTAAATGATACTTTAAATATTATACAAGCTAAAGGTAACGAAGATAAAACTTTTATTTTAGTTATTGATGGTATAGGGCAAATTGGTACAACTACTGAAATCAGCCGTGTTATCGAAGATGATGTTAGTCCACAACCTGCTGTTAGAGCAAAAAAACTAAACGAAGTTGCCAGACATCTTTTAACTGTGATAAATAACCATAATGTTATATTGATAACAGTCAATCATTCTTATCAATCTATTGGTGGACTTTATCAAAAATCTATCCCATCTGGTGGCACTGGATTCGTTAAGATTTCAGATAGCGTGATATTAATGTCAGCAAAAAATATTTCAGCGGACAAAGACGAAGAAACGAAAGTATCCTATGGCTCTACATTTTCCATGAAAGCATTAAAATCCAGAAGTATTTCAAAAGATTTTTCATTACCACTTGATGTCAGCTATGATTCAGGAATTTTAGCCTACAGTGGTTTATTTGATTTACTCATTCGTATGTCAAGTCATTTAAAGCAGGTAACATCACAAAAGTTTTCTCTTATTAGTAAGGATGGTGAAATACTTGAATATAATAAAAAACTTGATTTTAAGCGGACTGATGTTGAACATTCCAATGATTTTTGGAGATTCGTCTTTAAAAATACTTCATTCTCCGATGAGGTAAAAAGTAAAGTTTCCCTTAAAGAAAAAAAACTTATTGATGAAAAAGCTTTAGCGTCATGGGACTTAATCTCTGAATTTTCAAATAATTCTAATTAACAAGAAAGCCATATAAATGACAACTAGCGAACCCACCCCAGAAATTCCTTATGAAGCGGGAATAAGATTTTTGGAAGAAGATTCCGAAATAAACGCATATAATTCAAAATACCGTACTCAAATAAACCATGAGTATGAAGAGGATTTTATAGATTTACTATATGTGTTTACCTTTAAAAAGGATGAAAAGTTAATTGAGGTATTTGTTAAGGGTATTAACTTTGATGAAGAACCTGATCCGATAGATGGTTATAGAAATGGTATTATCATATATGGTATTATGACATTAGAGCCGTATGATGTCGATTTAACTGAGGAAGATTTAGCGATTGCGAAACAACTAACGGAGGAATCCGTTAATAAATACATTAACGATCTGCAAGTTGCATTGGAGAACATTAAAGGCTATGGCGGTATTTGATGAAAATGGGGAATACACCCCCCATTATTTAAAAGAATATAGAAAATATTTGAAATATACATTTTTAGGATATGACAATAGTCCCGATAAGAATGAATATTTTAAACATAAAGAATACAAGGAATTTGTCGATTTAGATAAATTATTTAAAAACATTAAAAAAGTAGAAAGAAAAGATATGATACAAAAAGGAAGACCTAAAAAGGTTAATGTAAAAGAAGAAGTACAAGAAATCAGAGAGGTAGTTCAAGAAACCCCAACGATTATTGATACCCAGGAAACTGTGGTGGTGCAACCAACAGTACAAAGAACTAAATATTCGATAAGACCCATTCAATATTTTACAAAGTTTGAGGACTTAAATCGAGCATTTCATTTAATATTACATACCCTCAATGAAATTGGGTTTATAAAAATAAATGCGGAAGAATTTAAGAAATTGTCGGAAAACCCCACAAACGCACAAAAGACGAACTTATTATGTTATTCTATATTATTTGATAAACTATCCCAAAATGGTTTATTTCAATATACAGACGAGGAATATTCAAAACTTCCCGATATGTTTAAAAAAGGTATTTTATTATACAATGCTTGATGTTTGGTATTTTAAGGATACCATATTTACAGTATCTGATATAGGGGATTACACAGGATTTGTATATCAGATACACAATCTTACCAATGATAAAAAATATATTGGTAAGAAAGAATTTTATAAGGTTATAAAAAGACCCCCTTTAAAAGGTAAAAAGAATAAAAGAAAAGCTACTGTATTTACAGATTGGCAAACCTATACAGGTTCATCAAACGATTTAAATAATGATATAGGATTAGGGCATATAATAAGAAAAGAAATACTAAAATTATGCACCTCTAAAAGCTCCACAACATATTATGAATTAAAAGAACAAATGTTTGTTGATGCTTTATTTAAAGATGATTACTATAATCAGATAATAAATATTCGTTTATCAAGTATCTGTAAAAATAATATTTTAAAAGATTTATAAATATCCCCACTCATAACCTCCATGGGTTTTACGTTTACCTAAACAACAATCACCTACATTAGCAAGAATAAAACCATCTAATTTAGTTGATGTTAATGATGGGTATTCTTTTATAAGGATTCCATCTTTATATTTACCTACTCTTTTCTTTGGTTTTGCATCGCTCATTTTTTTTCTTGATTCTTCAGTGCGTTTTTTACCCGTGTTAGATTTTATCCGTTTTGTTATGTGTTCTTCAGTCTGTTTTTTACCTAAACAATATTTATGTCCTTTATTTGCATCACTTTGTTTCTTTCTTGTTTCTTCAGAGCGAATAGCACCACTAGAACCCTCTCCACCATCAGTCATATTCACTAAAGTACCTGTCCCCAAATCCCTTCTTCCATATAATTTAATGAAATATTTTTCTTTTTTATTGACTTCCTCTTCTGATAATTCTTCCAACATTATTTCTACTCTATACTCACATTTATTAACCACATTATGCCAATGTGGATTGACCCTATCTTTAGAGTATGCTCTCGAATATCTACCGTTCGTATTTGTTCCTTTACCTATATAAAACACTTCATTTCTATCAAGTCTTATATGACGATAAACGTAACCTAATTTATTTTTTGATTGATTTTTATTTGAATATGTGATACTATTTTCACATGATTTAGCAATGCTAATTATCATACCTGATGCCCTCCTATGGCGTTAGTGCCAACAGATGTGACAAGCATCGTGTTGGCTTTATAATTTAATTAGCTAAAATAAATCCCTTTACAAACAAATTATTTTATGTTATAAACAATTTAAGTAAACAAAAGGAGCAACTTATGTATAGCATGGGTAACGAATGGGAGGAATTTATCAAACCACCACTAGGATCGGTTTGGGATATTAAAATAATTTCAAATAATCAAGAGTTCACAATTAATAATGTATATTTTGTTGATGGACGAGTAATGTCTTGGTATAAAAATTGGACTGATTTTGAAAAGATATATCCGAATTATACTATAACAAAAATTAGACATCACAAAGGAAGATAACCCATGAAATTTATCACCATAATCACAGGTATTCCCAGTAGTGGAAAATCCACATTCATTAATAATTCTCTTTTATCTCATCATGTTATATCAAGAGATAAAATTAAAGAGATGTTTTTTGGTACAACTATTGAAAATGGTACTATGGTAAGAGATAATCATTCCATGGATAAAAGCCATAATAATACAAACAGTAAGAAAATATACTCTACCATTCTTAGAAACCGTATGGTTAAAGGTGATTTTATCGTACTCGATGAGACAAATTGCATCATTTCTAATATACAAAATCTTTTAAATCTATGTTCATGTTATCAATATGAACCATTATTTATAGACTTCTATATCCCTTTAGAAGAGGCGATTAGTCGTAATAATAATAGAAAGGGTACTATTGGTTATGTACCTGAACACGTCATAGAAGATTTTTATGAAAAACAAAAAGAGGTTATTGCTTATCTCAAAAAGAATAAACATAAAATATATGATAAAGGGG